CCGATTTGTGTATTGATTTCGCTAACAACTTGACCTGTTGTGTAAGTTCCGCCAGCAAGAGCCGAAAGGTCAACAACTTGAACAACATCGTCAATGTTAATATTTCCAGTTCCGTTCACAACAATCTGTAGTGCGGTAGCAAGAATTGTTGAACTTACACCAGAGAAGTTCCAATCACCAGCGGCTGTATAAACATCGTCTGGATAACGATCAGCAGTACCAAGAAGTTCTGCTACAGTCATTGCTGCGCCCATTCCAACGATACTTCCAGCACCACCGTAAATTGAATCCTGAATGGAAACTAATTCGACTGAAGAAGCTGTTCCGTATGCCCAAATGCTACGAAGACCAAGGGTGCTTGTACCTGTTTCGTAAAATTCAATACCATCAATTTGTGGTGTAAGTTGATCGTTAAGTTCTGTTACAAGCTCTGTAAGAGTGTAAGTAGCAGCAGGAACTACCAATACTTTACTAGCAGTAATGCCGTTAAGTCTCCAAGAGAAATAACCATCATTAGCAAACACAAAACTACCAGTATTTGCGCCAATAATATCTACAACGCCACCAGCTGCTGGAATTTCAATTTCAGCAGATGTAGCCTGTGTTCCGCTTGTTGGATCAACGTCAGCAACACGAACGATAACAACATCGCTTGAAACTCGTAGTGCTTGTTGAGCTGCATAAATTAGGTAAGGGTCACCTTGATCTGGGTGAGGATTACCAAACTTTGTAGCCAAGTCGGTAAGACTGGTAACGCTTGTTGGTGTGTTAATTGGACCTTTACTTGCAAAACCAACAATACCAATTCTATGAAAAGTGGTTGTTGGTGAAATAAGGGTTAAATCAACTTCAGAAATTCTAACTGAAGGACTGATTGTGTTGCTTGGTGGAAAACCTCTTAGGATAGCCATTTACTTTTCTCCTTCGTTTGAAATATTGGATATTCTTCTAGTTATTATTAATCCATCTTTTTCTGCTCTATCTATATATTCAGTATGTCTTTCATCTTCAAGATAAAATATATTTTTTTCTTTTCCTAATCCAGGTATGTTAAGAACAGTGAATTGCCTTATTCTTTTTTTGCTCTTAATAATAAGCTGAACTGGAAATTTTTTGAGATTCCTAATTTCAATCATTTTAAGCGCCGCCTGTTTCTCTTATTCTACCTAATACACTTGTTACCGAGTCAAATTCAACATCATCAACTATGTCTCCCTTAAATACCTTGATCAACGAATCATAACGCTTGATAGGCATAGGAACATATGTCTCTGCTGTCAAACCAAATTGAAATTTTATCACCCTTAAAGCTTGATCACCCGGTTCGGTTTCAAGATTGTTGGCAATTGAATCCAATTTGACAATAACATCTTGCAAAACTCCTCTAACTTTTATGTATGCAACAAGACTAAATTTTGTAACTATCTGTTCTAAAATTTGATTCATATCTTCTAACTGCATAGTCCAAGCATAAAGAGTGTATTCTACATTAATCGGAATACCTCTTGAAACTCCAAAAACAGTAGATTTATTTTGTGGTAAATTTGGTTGTCCAACAGAAGATCCTGTATATGCATTCAGATATCTCAAAGCTTGGTGATATGTATATCTGTTTGCATCAAAAGAAAATCCAGTTGAACTAATCGCAAGCATTGGTAATTTAATTCTATCAACAACTAGCGTTTCATCTTTTCTTACATTTTGTTGTAGTATTGCCGCAACTGCTCTTTCCTGTGTTCCCCAAATTATTGGAACCTTATTTGCTTTGCCATCTTCATCAATTATGACAATGTTACGGAATAAATCCATAACTCCTTCGTCTGTTCCTCTAATTGATTTGCTGTAACGATAGACTGTGTTTTGATCGGGCTGACTATCAATATCATTAACAATCTTGCCAGCTTGCATGGGATCGCTATTATTAGCAGCGCCATTGCCTAAGTTCTGAACAAGGTTGTCGTTAAGCCAGTCCTCAACACCTTTTGTGTTTACATCATTTTGATTATCTGGTTTTTCATTGCAGATAAATCCCGGAGGTCCATCTTCGTTATTAGTTCTCCCTAAAGGAGATAAATCTGGACATGGTTGTGAATTATTTTTGTATGAATTTGGATCTGGTCCTATGGGTAGCATAATTTTATATAGTTTTAAATTGAGTTATTTTTTCTATATTAAAATTATGAGCAGCAAATCTTCCAACAAGATCCAGATTAATTACAGAACTTACGGCAAGTGTGTGCCACCACGCCGTTGCGCTATTCATATTCCCGGATGGGCTGGTGATGCAACAGATCACACCAATGGAAGCGTTGCAAAACCTTTGCATTGCATACCATTCGTTGAAGGAAGCACATATGGTGTTGAATTGCTTTATTCTTTCGACACAACAACTTATGTGACAAAGAAAAATGGCAAAATTTTATTTGAAGGCGAATGGGAAAAAGAAGATTTAATGGGAGTTAAGTATGACGATATACCACCTTTTGGAGCATTTGCAGAAGATCATTATGGCATGACATCGTCACTTGACATACAATGTCCAAAAGATCATATAATTAGGCTTGAGCCGCATCCAAGTTTTTATACAGATCCAACATATTCAATTCCTTGGGTTGTTCCCGGTCATATTCAATCAGAATGGTGGTCAAGTATTTTCTTTGTTGTGTTTAAAGCTCCACCAGAAGGACATACACATGTGTTTCAAAAAGGCAAACCATATGCTCAAATGTTAGTCTTGCCAAGGAAAGTGAATTATTCGATTGAAAAAATGACGAAAGAACTTGAAGCAGAAAGAAATGACAGAAATACTTTAATTTTTTCTAATCGGAAAAAATATGCAAAAAATATTTGGAAAGATTCAAATGGCAAAGAATTTGATGATAAGTACAAACAAATAAAAAATATATTTGAAAAACATGGAATAGAAGCTGTTGATAAATTTTTATCTCAATTTAAAAACGGGGCAGAAAAAACTGCTATCAAGAGAAAACTTAAATTATTTGGATGCAAGAAACCTAAAAAATAAACTCTTCTTGTTTAAGGAAGAGTTTATTTAATATTTATGATATGTTTAATTACATGCCGAAATTCATAGAAGGCATTTGTGTGTTTCCGCCACCAGCAGACTGTCCACCTTGTGGTGCTGGCGCACCACCTCCTTGAGGAGCACCACCGCCCATACCTGACATGTCCATACCTGACATGTCCATACCGCCCATATCTCCACCAGCAGATTCAGAACCTTCTTCTGGGTTTTCTTCACCACCTTCAGTTCCTTCCTTTCCTTCTTCTCCTTCTTCCCCTTCGCCTTCTTCTCCCTCTTCTCCTTCATCATCTTCCATTGCGTCATGGAATTCGGAAATTTGATCTAAAGCTTGTTTTAACTTTTGTGTATTTTCGTCATCAAGCGCCTCACCCGACTTGGCAGCTGCCATTACGTCTTCAATTAATCCTTTGATTTCTCCAACTTTTTCTTTTTGTTCACTCTTAGATGCCGTGCCAACTGGTTCTGATAATTGCGAATCATCATCGCCCATATTCATTTGATCCATATTGTCTTGTTGATCAGTAGGAACTTGATTTTGTGGTTTTAGACCACCTGCTTGGCCGTTTGTACCAAGATCAACGCCACCGGGAGCGTTGCCCATGTCCATACCACCTCCACCGCCACCCATGCTGACACCGGCACCACCACCATCAGCACCATCTTGTTCAAAAAGCTTCTTGGCTTGTAGAATTTGATACATCTCAAAAAATGATTTCATAGTTTCTCCTCGTTAATTTATGTAGAATTAATTAAATAATTTTAAAATCAGCATTTTTATTTTCACCAACAGAAGACCCAGAAATATCGTCTTCTTGGAATCTTTGACAAATTAATTGCAGCCTTAATGCGTTGTAAAGCTTGAATTCTCCAAGCTTTCTTTCTATGATGACCCAATCTTCATTAAGAAAAGGCGTTTTTAATCTGCTTCCAATTTTAGGAGCGTAACCAAGATCTCTCAAAACTGCTTTGTAATTTAATTCAAATGTCATTTCATCTGGACTATCAATTCCAAAAGCTGTTTGCATGTTTTGAGATGGAATTGGTTCGTAAACGCACCATAACTGAATAGGATTCTTGCTGTATATTTTTGCTCTGCTCTCAACATAAAGTGGATCAATGTTGTTAATATCAATAAAAAGCTCATAATAAAATAATGGGCTACCACCAAGCCTAATGGATTCTTCGTCCCATTTATTAAACAGATCTCTTTCCGGCAAACCATCATCAAACTGTTGCAGTGAGCCGGTCGGATTGTATGGTTTGCCGTCAGGTCTGTATATTGTCATGCAATTCCTTATGCACAGCTATTAAGAGAAATTGTTGATGTAATCAAAATCTGTCCACCACTTGAAGGCAATTGGAAAGGTGCCGCAGTAAATCTTTCAAGCCACAAAAGGTTTGTTGATGTGTCTGTAACATAATAACCATAAACAGTAGCACTTGTGCTAAAAGTAAATGTTATTTCTGGATATGAAGCAGTAGCAACACCAGCACTTGTTGCAACAGTCCAAGTCGCAGAAGTCAATGTAACAGCAGCATAACCACTTGCTGCAACTTCAGTACAATCCGCATATACTGAAGTTGCAGAAGGTGTGAGATTGTTTGAATAAAGATGTAAAACTGTATTTGGCGGTGCAATTATGTTCAACATGTAACTTAAAAGTTTAACTTCGCCAACATTCGGAACAACTAAAGCCATTTGATTCTCCTAATTAAGTGTTTGTGTTATATATTATAGTAGTCATGACTATTTACAAAAAAGATGGTTCTATTTATAAATTTTCAGAGCCAAATAAAATTATGTTGCAACAAGACTTATGGAAAAACTATAAGACTTATAACATGAAACTATTAGCAAATTGTTCAATTATAGATAAAAATGAACAAAATTTAAATAATGTTTTAGATTTTACAACTAAAAAATCAGAAGAAATAAAGTCAAAAACAAAAGAAGAAACAAATATTAAAATAAAAGAAAAAGATGAAATTATAGAAAAAGATGATGCAATTATTGTTGAACCTCCTAAAGTAATTGAACAAAAATCTGATACAAAATCAAAATTTAAAAAAACTATTGCTCATTGTTTAATTGCAAGAGTCAAAGAAAAAGTTGATGATTTATACGGAGATGCTAATAGAAAGATTGAATATTCAGATACTTTCACCGTTGAAATAATTGTTATTGAATCTCTAGATTTAACAATGAAATTATTTACAACTTATACAAATTTTTCACTTGATACAATAATTTACCCACAAGACATGCAGAAAAGATGGTGGCAAATAAACAACATACAAGAAAATGAAAAAGGATTTTTCATTGATTGTATACCATCTAAATTACAACCATCATTTTCTATCTGATACTATCCTACTTAAAAGTCTTTTAATGTCATAATCAGGTATTTTAAATGTTAGTGTGGTCATTTTTTTCTTTTTATTTAAAATTTCAGAAGCTTCTTGTCTTATTGCGTCTGAAACAATAAAACCATCAAAATTCATATTTTTAATTGTTGCTATTTTTGTTACAACATTTGACAGATTTATATCACCATTTGGATTATAAGAATTTATTGCAGAAAACAATTCAGTAAGAGCAGTTGTTCTTTCTTTCAAAAGTTTTACAAGTTTCTCAATTTTTGTATTGTAGTGCGAAGTATTTGGATTGGTTAATTTTTCAAGAGTTTCAATTTCTTGTGGTAAAATAACAACAACACCATTCCTTACAATATTATCCCATATTTCTAATGCTTTTTTGTAAAAGTTTCTTGTTTCTTCAATTTCACAATTTGGTTTTTCCTCTGCTCTTGCCAAACGAATAATTTCTGCATTAACAGCATGTTCAAGATCTTGACCACTAGAAGTAATGCCTTTCATAAAAGAAGATGTACAAAGTTCTGCTGATGCACGAGCGTTCTCATGAGGAAATTTAGGCATATAAGCATTTACTAACTGTCTAAATAATTGCAACCAATTATTTGGAGTTGTATCTGCTTCTTTTGTGGCCATCTGGTAAGAAGCCCTATTGGACACATCATGCCTTCTCCCTGCTTCTCTGGAAGAACTAGCTATATCTGTAGCATCATATGTATCGCCAGAATAAAACCGTTCAACTATATTGTTTATTAGTACGCAATTATAATTTATTCTACGACTCCTTTGCGTGAATGTTCCTGACCCGAAATTTAATTGTGATATTCTTTGAAACAGATAGTCTAATCTTTTTCTTATTTTTTCAGAAGCATCTTTAGAAACAAATTCTTCATAGTTATCTGAAAGTATTTCAACACAATGATCATGTAATTTTTTATATGAAATTTCATTGAGGCATTTGGCCCATTTTTTCCATTCAAATTTTGCTTCATGACCATGAACTTCTTCTCTCCACGTTTTTGTTAATTTTTTACGCATATAATCTACAACAAGTTGTGAAAGCACAAAACTTCCAGTTGTATCTATAATAGGATATAATACACTATCTTCATTTCTTGTAAATCTGTAATTTTGAAATCTAAAAACTCTTCTTATGTCTTCAATTTTATTAGCGAATTCGTCTTCTTTTGCCAAAATACTAGATCTATAAGGAGAATCTTGATTTGGAACCAATCCTCCTCCAATTATGCGTTTCTTTTTCATTTCTGGTTTTAGACGCAAATCTTCTTGATTCACTATTTTGAAAGGTTTTGTTTTTTGTTTTTGTTCTAAACGATTATGGAGATCTTCATATCTGTGAAAACTGCCAACAGCACCGGGCTTATCCTGTTCTTCTTCTATGTCATGAATTGGATAAAGTATTCTTCCTCTTTGCAAATCAGGAATTTCTATTTTTCTTTCAATATATTTTGATGGATCTTTTGGATCTTGTTCTTGGACTTTCACTTTTATCATTTTTACTTTTGGATGAAGTCTTTCATCTGTGTTAGTATCTGGATCATATCCAGGCATTCTATCATGCGGATCAATAAAAGTTTTGTTTTTTCTTGCTATTCTAAGTTCTGTCTTACTTAGAACTTCAGCCAAATATGTACAACGACTTCTATTTTTTAAATAGCCACTAAGTTCTCTTAAACCTTGAGTCATTGTTGCTGGTTGTAAAATTGTAAGTATTCTAGTTTTTACAAATTGAATAACACCTTGAAATCTTTGATTTGATCTTGTTAATTCATCAATTGATTCATTTTCCAAAATTTTTGAAATATTGATTAACGTATCTCTGTTTTGGTTCCCAAAATCTTCCAAATCTTCTGATCTTCCTAATGCTATGAAAAATTTAAAATATACATGTCTCCAATATTTTTCATACAAATCATTGATTTCATTTCCTTTAATATGTGTAAAATCTTTTTTGTCAGTTTCTGGTATTTTTGTAGGGTTAAGTAAATCTGCACCAAGATATTCTATCCATTTTTTCAATGATTTTCTTATAACATTTCTGCTTGGGAATTGAAATCCTCTACTACTATATTTTGATTTTTTGTTTTCATCTACATTAAGATGTTCTTTAACACCAGTCAAATCGTATCCTTTGGCATACATAGGACGAAATTCTAGAGATTTTACTAATTCTTCAATATAATTATTTCCTTTAAAATTTTTGATCACCGATATTTGGTCTGATCTTCCTTCTTCGTAAATCAATGATTTTAATTGCCACTTAAGATCCATGTTTTTAACATTTATGTATGTGTATTTTTCTTCTGCTAAATTCAAAGCTTGAAGTAAAGCTTTTTTCTTTTTTATCTTAATATCAAGATCATTCGATCTTAAACTATCTAAAATTTCATGATATTTTGCTTTTACAAATTCGTCATAGCCAGCTTCTTTTCTTAGTTTTTCTCTTTTCCTCAAAGCATGAAATAAAACAGGATTGTATCGTTGCCATAAAGCATCAACCCAGTATTCAGCGGGAAATTGTTTAAGAAACGTAATATCTCCACTAGTTACTGAGAACATATGTGGACTTCTGGAAACTTTGCCAACAACATATTCTTGAAAAAGCTGCATCTGTTTTTACCTCTTTATAAATTATTTATAATTTTATTGATAAATTTGATAAATAACTTTATGGCTACCTGTAAAAACAATACTTTATATTTTGCTCGACCGTCGAGCGACTCAACAACTTGTACTAACAAGACTAATTTTAATCTGGGCGTTTCAGACCCACTCGACATAGGACAATTAAGTCCAAGACCAAACAGAACCAAAGTAAAATCACAATTAAGAGATTATATTTTGCTAATGCTTGGTGCTCCTGTAGTTACTGTTGAACTTGATGATCAACAATTAGATGCAGCTGTTGATTTGTCTTTACAAATATATGAAGAATATGCTCCAAGAGAGTTTTTCAAATATCATGTGTTTCCAACAATTCCCGGTAAAAGTGTGTACACGCTTCCTCCAGATGTTGGTTATGTTCGACATGTTTTCTATAAAGAAATGGCAACATTTAGTTTTTCTTCTTCTGACTTGGGTGGAGCAATTCCAATTGAATACTTTTATCCCGGTGGTGCCTACGCTTCAATTACAGGTGGCCTAATTGACTCTGTAACCCCTATTTGGGGTCGAGTAGGAGAATGGAGCCTTTACAAAGGTTATGAGCGCACATACGCAAGAAGCGCAAGCAATTTGGGTGGATGGGAATGGGTTGGAGGTTATCAAAATATTAAACTCTATCCAATCCCACGATCAGTGCAAGGTGTTATTGTTCACTATGTGCAAAAAAATACAGATTGGCAAAGAGTAAATCAGGCTATGCAAGAAGGAGCTTTGGCTCATGCTAAAATTATGCTTGGTAGAATTAGATCAAAATTTGGAAGCCTTCCGGGAGCACAGGGAGGTGTTCAGCTTGATGGAAAAGATTTAATAACAGAAGGTCTACAAGAGAAAAAAGATTGGGAAGAAAGATTGATTTCAAGATACGGTGACACACTACCAATTACATTTGGATAATAGGAAAAAAATATGCTTAGTTGGAACAAATACAAACAGTGTATTACTGAAGCTGTGCAGAATGTAAGGTATTCTGTGGAGGTCAATTATGATACTTCACAGAAAGACGCATTAACTGGTTTTGCAAAAATATGTCTAGGATACATAAGTGCATCGTTGAAAAAAATGGAATTTCACACCAAAATTATTCTATCTCATAAACCATTTAGAGTAATTGTAGCATCAAGAAACTGGGATGATGGAGAATGGGTTGGAATGGTAAGTTTCAACGATGATATGGATTGTTTTGTAGTATCTAGAGGATTTTATAACAAGCTTGACAAAACTGTCAAAATACAAAAATCAATAAAAATGCCAGAAAGCTATAGTGCTAAAGATGTATCAAAATATGTTTTCAAAATGATGAATGATCTTAAAAATGTTAAAGACAGATTTGTTCCAGATAGCAGAAAAGTACATGTGAGAAAACTATAAGTTGCTAATTAGATTAGCAACTTATAGTTTTGAAATAATTTATAATTAGTCGTTGATGATTTTGATGCCGTCAGATGGGCCTTCATTAAGAAGAACATTTTCTTCTTCGTTATTTGTACCGTCATTTAAAACTACTTTTGCACTAGTTTTACAAACAACATTTTCTACTTTACCGTGATAAGTTACGGTTGCTGGCTGTTCCACCAAAAGTTTGCTTTCCACAATTACCTCTTCTTTCTTCTTGTGTGGCCCAATGTATCTGATCATGCCTGTTTTTAGATATTCAAGAAAACTTGCATCTGCAACAAATTGCCTTTTTGGATTTATGAGAGTAAACCCCTGAAACGTAGGTTTCGGAAGTTGCAAATCATAAGTATGATGGTTCTCGAAAACATGTAAATCAATATTATTTGGATTTTTGTTCATTTATCACCTATATTATTATAGTCACGAATTGTTTTTTTTGGTGGTAATTATGAAAAAATTAATTGAATGGTACGATTTATATCCGCAAGGTACTCAAGAAGGTAATGAAGAGCAACAAGTTTTCATTGCTTTGGTGAGAAACAAAAAATGGAAAAATTGGAGAAGTGTTTCAGCATTATCCAAAGAAACAAATCTAGATCCAAAAATTGTAGAAAGAGTTGTTTACAAATACTTTAAGATTGGATTGATTATACAAAATCCTAAAAATGCAGAATTTTGGGGTTATCTTTACAATAACCCCGAAGATGCCCCAGAAAAAGAGCTTTCCGTTATAGAACATGAAAAAAATAAAATCTTAGCTCGTAGTAAATTACTTGAAATGCTAATTTCTTAATTTATTTCATTCGCTCATGGTGAGTGTATTTAAACTGACCATGATCCACTTTATTATCATCGGCTTTTGGACCCATCTTAAACAAAGCATCTGCTGCTGTTGGCATAAAGTATCCACCGGGATAATGTGAACGAATATATGCATCAGGGTAAGCCCAATGTGCTATGCCTGATCTTTTTATGTTTTCGTACAAACCTTTATCTCGATTTTCAAGATATTCTATAAATTTCATATCAGCCCTTTGTTTTATGTGAATATCCAATACCAAGCTTGAATGGTGCATCAGCTGCTTTTGGCGTAAAATAGTTTGTGGGATACTGTGATCGTGCATAAGCGTCTGGGTATGCCCACCAAGCTGTTCCACCCCTCATTTTTGATTCAGATATTGCGGGAAGATCGATCTTATTTTCTTCAGCCCAACTAACAAATGTTTTCATGTTTTTCTCCTCAATAGTATGTATTTATGTAAGTTCACTTATTTATTACATGAATAAAATTTTTTTAAAGTATCATCCTGCTGAAATTACTGAAAAAGATCCATCTTCAATTTTTGAAGAATATCGAGCTTGTTCTTTATGTATTACTTTTTTAATGCCTGAATTTTTTCAAACTCAAGATTCAAAATTATGTATGTTTTGTCAAAGAAAAACAAAAAATGTTAAAAACATAATGCTTTTTACATTTAAAAATATATATTTCTTTTTATTAAAATTTGGATTGGATATTAAATCTTTGGCTAAGATAGAATCAAAACAAATAAAATCTTTAATGAAAGAAGATTGTTTTGATTATGTTGATCAAAACATGGTTTGGTATATTAATAAGGATGAAATAAAAACAGATATTAAAAATTTAATTGATGACGCTTATGAAAATTTTATAAAGTTAGACATCATAGAAAAGAACATATGGAACATGCATATGGAAAATCTGAAAGGAAAATTGTTCTCAAGAAATAACAACACTGAAAAACTTGTTATGCCAAAATTTTATGCAGCGAGTCCTTACTTCGATAGTAGTGCTGCCAAATTTCTTAATAGAAATCATATTTTTTCTTGATTTTGTCTTTTAATAGACTAATTTATCTTTGAGCTTCGTTTGCTCACAACCATATGGGAGTTTGTCATGACATCTACAACTAAGACCACTACTTCTAAGAAGAAGGCAGTTAACAATAATGTTGCTTCTGCCAAAGTTGCACCTAATGCAATTAGGTTTAAGGTGAGCACCAAGCTCCAGCAAAACAGCGAAATTTATGAAGCTGTTGCTGAAATTCCTGGTTTCCGTCCAACCAAAGTTGCTCGCAACGATGGTTCAACGGTCTTTACAACCAAATCAAGCCTTACCAAGGCATGCAGGGATCGTGCTGCTGTTCTCAAGCGCACTCCTGTATTCGACTTCGGCACACTTTCAGCAATCACCAAGGCAAAGATCACCCAGAAGCTTTCTGGTAAGGTTCCAGTTGCAGCCAGCGGCACATGCCCAGTAACTGGCGCAACTTCACCAAAGTCATAAGTCTAAATCTTTGACTGCGAACCCAATCGTTTCCTTAAACGATTGGGTTCTTTTATTATCTGTTGCCTGTCTGTATATCTTAATATTTGAATACCATTCGCTAGAATCGCCAAACTTACCCCAACGCCAGTCAGGTTTATTTGAAATAAACAAAGCTGTAGGAACGCCCACAGATCCTGCAATGTGAGTTGGTAAACTATCGATACACATAATTAAATCCATTTGCATCATCATTGTCGCTGTCGATTTAACATCAACAAGTTCTTCTGATAAATCTATTATTTTATATTTTTCAAAGTTTTCACTGTAATCAACAATATTTGCTTGATTCTTATATTTTCTAACCCTTCTATCTTTTTGAAAAGAATATATTTCATATTTTTCAAAATCAAGATTGTCTGCAAAATCTGTGAAAAAAGTACTTCTTTGATAATCCATAGGGGCAGCAGCATTGCCAGCCCAAACAAGACCAATCTTTTTCTTAGAGTTATTAGGATTTTTGTATTCACATATTTTGTATGGCTCTGGAATTTTTTCAACACCAAGATAGAACGGTAAACTCAATAGTGAAATTCCAAACTTTGTGTCTTTATCAACTTCAGGCTTCCATTTAATTTTATCATTCATTATAGACACAAAATTTTCAGGACAGAAAAAATAAGAATTCTTATATTTTTGTTGAAACTCTTCCAAAAATCTCAAATACATTAAATTATCACCAGCACCCTGCTCACAAAATACAACAAATTCAAGATCTTCACTAAGATTATCAGGTTTAACAAGTTTGTTAACAATCATAAATTTCATTAAATTTTCGTAACAAAAATATCTTTCTTCATAAAAAGTCCAAGCTTCTTTATATTTTTTCTGAAATGCAAGACAATGAAACAAATCAACATTTATTTCTTTGTCACACTTTTCAATTTTTACAGCATTGCGGAAACATTGCTCTGCTTCTTCATAATTAGACATTTCTGCAAGGCAACAACCTTTGTTAGCATGATGATACCATTCATCAGAACGCATATTCAAAGCTTTATTAATAAATTCAAGTGCTTCATCATGTTTGTTAAGTCTTGTAAGTGTTAATGCGTGATTAGAATAAAAGACTGCTTTTTCTGGATTTAATTCCATAGCTTTATTTGAATATACTAAAGATTCTTCCATTCTGTTATTGTTATTAAGAAACAATGCGTAATTGTTATAATCATCAGGATTGTTATAATCATCACATAGCTTTTTATATAAAACTTCTGCTTCTTCGTATTTATTCATTTTTGTTTTTACTAATGATAAAAGTTGATAAAACAAATGTCTATCTGTAACTTTGATCGTTTGTTCAAGAATTGCTTCAGCTGTTTTGTAATCTTTTGATTTTAAGTAGAACTGAATTGTTTTAAAAGCCTTGTCAAGCAGTTCATCCAAATCAACTTCTTCAGAATTTTCTATGTCTTTGTTCATGTTTTTTACTCCACTGATATAAATATAGTAAGGAGGATTTTATGGCCTGCGGTTGCAACAAAAACAAAGGTGCTTTACCTTCAAGAAACATAAATAATTTCTCTACAAGAAACGTAGTTTCAAGCAGAGGAAGTGTTGTTGGCAATCAACCTCAACCTCAACCACAACAATCAGTTGCGCCACAAGTGGCCAGCATTAAAACAGATCCGCCAAAACCAGAAAAAGCAACAACTGTCGATCCGAAAATAGCCAGCATGAATTTGAATATTCAAAAAACATCTACATCTGGCATGAGCAAAGAAAGACTTGAAATTGAAAAAAGAAGAAGAGAAGCTATCAGAAAAGCTTTGGGAAAATAAGTGTTGTTGGATAAATAGTTTAATCAAGATTGGAGATATAAATGATTAATTACGACAAATGGAAACTATTGAATGAAAATTTTATGATTTCACAGCCACTTGGAATCAAAAAAACCAATGGCTTCCTTGCTTATAACAAACTACACGAAGATGAAGAAATCGAAGATGATGATGTTGAAGATGAAATTGAAGATGGTATGGAAGATAATGAAGACGGAGATGAATACGAAGATGAAGACGGAGATGAATACGAAGATGAAGACGGAGATGAATACGAAGATGAAGACATGGAAGATGAATACGAAGATGAAGACGAGGGAGATGATGATATTAAAGATATGGATGATGATGAATACGAAGATGATGAATACGAAGATGATGAATACGAAGATGATGAATACGAAGATGAAGATCATGAAGATGAAGATCATGATGAAACGGAAGATGAAGGCCCAATGATGGGTAGAGTTCGTAGTCATCACCATAGCCATGACAAGCATCTTAGTCGTCCACACCATGAAATGGACACAGATGAAAT